TTACTCTTATACTCCTTATTACATAGGACACATTTAAGCTCTGTCCACTTTTCCATTGTATATTATAAGCTAGATTTTATATTCTTAAATGATTTTTTATAGTATCCACTAAGTGGATCCACTTTTTAGCGGAGAGAGAGAGAGAATTCTTAATAACTTTTTCTAAAATGACTTTCAAAAATATAGGAAAGTTTTCAATAGAAAAAATAAAAATTGACAAATATATGCCTTTATAGAATATATAAAAGTTATGTTAGAAAATGTAATAGAAATTTTATTGTCATCTGACTTTTACAGAGACATTATTCCAATAATGTTAATAAATCAAGAATTTTATAATAATCCTTACTTGTGGAATAAAATAGTCAATAGAACTTATTATAAAAGTAAAACATTATTGATGATGTATTCTATTAATAATAATTTACCCAGGTCTAGATTTTTAATAGAAGCAGGTACTAATCTAGATCTAGTTGATTCAGAAAATAGGACAGCTATGATTTATGCTTTAGCTGGTAATGCAGAGAATGCTCCTCATCAATGTAAACAATGTAATTTAGCAATTATAGAAGAAATGTGTAAAAAAAAAATGAATTTAGATATTATTGATAATGATAAGGAAACTGCTATTTTTTATGCAATAAGAATGAAACATCTTGATGCATTAGATATTTTATGTAAATATGATTTTAATGTTAATTATAAAAATAAAGATGGTATCACTGCATTGAATTTAGCAATTAAATTAAATCTTTTTAAACCAGCTTATGATTTATATAAGAAAGGAGCTGATATTAATACTACCGATGATCAATATCATAATTTATTAATGGGGGCTATTAGTGCAGGTAATCATTCTTATGAGATTATTGAAGAATTATTAAAAAATAATATAAATGTAAATCAACAAGACCATTATAACTGTACTCCGTTGATGTATGCAATTACATTAAAACCTATAGAAATTATAGAATTATTATTATCTTATGGCGCAGATGTTAACATGGTAAATACTAGATATCAATCTCCATTAATGTATGCCGTTGTTAAAAATAGTATAGAAATTATCGACTTATTATGTAAATATAACATTACTAGTGAGAATTATCTTAATTCAATAAAGTGTGCTAATCATTTAAAAAATTACGAGCTAGAGAGTTATTTGAAGAAGAAATTAAAAAATAAAAAAAGAAAATAAATTTTTTTTTATATCCTATATTAATGAGTGGCAATACAAAAAATATTACTTTTGGAGCATCTAGATTACAATTAAAAAAATTCCCTATTCACAAAATGGCAGAGCATTGCACAATTGCTATGATTGCTAAAAGAGCCTCAGGTAAATCTTATTTAACTCGTGAAATTCTTTATCATAAAAGAAATATTCCAGCGGTTACTGTAATTTCTAAAACAGAGAAACTAAATAGATTTTATGGTGAGTTCTGCCCAGATAGTTATATTTTTGATAATTTTGATACTGAGATTTTATCTAAAATTTATCAAAGACAAGCTAAATTAAATGAAGATAATTCTAAAAGAAAGAAGGAAGGCAAAAAACAAAAGGATGATAGTTTAATGTTAATCATGGATGATTGTATGTCTAGTAAAGGGGAATGGTTAAAAGACCCTCAAGTATTAGAATTATTCTTTAATGGAAGACACCACCATATATCATTTATTTTAACTATGCAATTCTCTTTGGGAATTCCACCTGAATTAAGAAGTAACTTTGATTATATTTTTTTATTGGCAGAAGATTTTACTAACAATAGAAAAAGATTATATGAACACTACGCTGGAATGTTTCCAACTTTAGCTGTTTTTGAACAAGTTTTTGGTGAAATTACCGAAAATTATGGAGTTATGGTTATTGATAACCGTGTACATTCTAAAAATATAGCTGATAAAGTCTATTGGTATAAAGCAAAAGATGTGCCTGATTTTACAGTTGGTTCTCCTAAATATAAAAGATACCATAAAGAACACTTTGATAGAGAATGGAATAAAAGATTGCCTATTTTTGACCCAGGCTTAGCATTGGCCAAAAAGAGAAATAATATTAAATTAGTTGTTGAAAAAATTAGAAATTAAATACCCATATTAGAAGAATAATTTTCTTTCATTTTATCAATTCCAATTTTATCAGAAAGTTCTTTTTCTTTTTCCGTTACTTCAGCTCTTTTTAACTCTAGTTTTTCAATTTGTTTTTCTAGTTCTAATAATTTTTCTTGATAAGATAATTTATTTTCTGCATTTTCCATATTCTTCTTTAGTTCATCTTTTTCACTTGTTTTATTAATCAAACTCTCTTGTAGATTTTTATTAATCAATTCATATTTTCTAAATTCATGAAACATTTGAGCCTTCTTTTCATTTTCTTTCTTAGCTTTCATTGTTTCATTTAATTTATCATTAGAATATTCAGATTCACCAGCTTCTTGAGAATCTGCATCAGGATTAAAAGGACACCATTTATATAATTCTCCAACTAATAAACTAAATTTATCATTAATATCTCTTAATGCTTTAGAATGATCATTAGCATCTGATTCTTTCTCAAAACACCCACTAATTTTAATACCTACTAATGTTTTGTTTTCTTCAGTTAAAAATGAAATACAATACCAATTTTGATTATCTACTTTTTCAGTAGTTCTTTTAACTGTGCCTTCAAAAATAAATGGTGTATTTTGATTTTCAACAGTATTATCCTCAGGAATTACTTGAAGATCTGGTACGATATTTTGGAGTTTTTCGTCGTATTCTTTTTCTTTATCTTCATTCTCTTTTATTTTATTATTATAAGTTTTAATTGATTCCTCAAATGTTTTAATCATTTCTTTTTTCTTTTCAATTTCTTTCTCATTAGTTAATTCTCTTAATTCTTCATTAAATCTATTTAATTGTTCTTCTTTGAGTAAACAATTTTCTCTAACATTTTTAACAATCATACTATATTTTCTCTTTTCAAATTCAAGATTTTTTCTTTGAAAATTAATCAAATAATTTTTCATCATTAAATTTAATTGGTCATTTAAATTACCTCGATTAGGAGTAGGGTCAAAAGCAACCCAAGCTCCTACTTCAGTACAAAAGTTATAATGACCTCTGTTATCACCTAATAAGGCAACTTGTTCTTGGGCTTCTTCTATAGTTTTGAAAGAAGCACTTACTCGAATATATTTAACACTTTTCTTATCATCACTTAACCATAGAGACATACAACAAAACTTTTGGTTATCTGGTATAATTGGGTCTTTTAGTAAATAATCAACTTCAGGCATTAAACATTAATAAATATTAATCTTTAAATTAAATTTGTGTTCATTTTATTTTTAGCATCAAAATCTGCGTAACCCATCCATACACCATTATCTCTAAACATAGTTTGATAAATTTTAGAAGGTCTATCTTGATCTAATAATTGTTTTCCATCGGTCATTTCATTTTGTTTAATAATAGTACATTTATTATAACTTTTTGTTAAATTATAAGTTAATAAAATTGCGCCAAAAAAGATAAGAATTACAGAGATATTGTGTATAATTTGATTCATTATACATAATTAGATTTTTTTATTTGAAAGATGAAATAAAATCCCAGTTTAAATCATTACAAATTTTTTTCCAAATAACATCGTTTTCCATCAAGATGTCTAGTTGTTTATGTAGTGGAAAACAATCTAATAAATGGTCTAATTCTAATAATTCACAAAACTTGTGTAAAACAAAAGAATATGATAAGAAATTTTTCCTATCATTTGGTTTATGTTTCATCCAAGGATCTTGAATGAGTAAGAACATTTTAACAAACATTTTTTCCATATCTCTAGTTATTTTAGGTGGAGGTAATCCAGATAATTTATTAATAATATAATGAATATGTTCATACAAATTATTATATTTTAGTTTTTTCAGAATTTCTCTCATCTTGGAACGATTTAATGTAGATAAATCATTAATTCTCTTTCTATTTAATTCTTCAATAATATCTCTATAAATTTGGTCATCAATTTCAGGAGATTGTTTAGCTTGAAATGCATTTAACCATTCTCTGAATCTATTTAATCTTTTATAGGGAGAATAGTCTTTGATTTTAACATCTTCGTCTAATATAATTACTTCCATATCACCACATTCTTGACAGATATAAGAAGATTCTGCAATGTTTAAAATTTTTTCAATATTGCATTCCAAACAGATTTTAATTCTTTTGGACCCATCATCTAAATTGACTCTAATTCCTTCAGTAATTTGGCAATATTTTTCAAATAATTCGGATTTATTTTTTCCTGTTTTTGGAGTTTCTACATTTACATTTTTTTTAGATAGAAAACTTAATATATTTTTTGATTCTTTTTTTTCATGATCATTATCCCTAATATTATAATAGGAATATAGTAAATCACCAGTTGTATCATAATAATCCATTTCTTTGAAATTATTTTTTAATGAAAATATTTTTTTTTCAGTAATTTCTTTATTATCTAATAATTCTGCTCGTCTACCTTGTTCTACATTAGTAAATTTATCTCTTATTTTGTCTAATTCATCTATTTCACTATTTATTTTATTCAACGAGTCTTCTAAAGAATTTATATTTTCTTTCTCACTTTCAAATTCTTTTATCTTGATTCTATGTTTATTTTCAAGAGTGGATATTTTTTTAATGTCCATTGCTTTAGACATATATCAATACTTATGAAAAATACTTTATATATTTTTACTATAAAATATATAATTTATTAAAAAAATCTCTAAAAATATTATAAATTTTTGAATTTTAGTATAGATTTTTAGTAAACTCAGTAAAAAAATATTAAAATAAATTTTTAAATTTTTTTCTGATATAAAGTATATAATCTATG